ATGCCGAGCAGCGGTGCCAAGACGCTCCTGACGAGTCCTGAGGTCTCCCGACTCCTCAAGAAAAGCCTGCGCACCATCCACCGTCTCGCCGTCGCCGGCGACCTGGAGCCGGCGCAGAAGCTGCCAGGCCCGAACGGCGCCTTCCTCTTCGACCCCGACGTGGTCGACCGCTTCGTGCAGGAGCAGAAGGCCGACCCGGCCGCCTGAACTCCGGCCGGCGCTACTCCCCCGGTGCCGGCCGGCTGAACGACCCCTGAACAGCACAGCGCCCCCCTCGCAACGCTGGCCGGCAGCGCGAGGGGGGCACCGACACCAGGAGCGTACCGATGAGCCAGCACTCCACCCAGGGACGACACCGTCTGCAGCCCGGGCACGATCCGGACCGGCGCCCCGCGGCCCACCTCGAGGACTACCGCGCCGAGCACCCACACCGGATGCGGGCCCTCGGTCGCCGGGAGAGCCGGGCCGCACGGGCCGCGCGAGCCGCGCGGCCTCCGGTGACCGCCGGGGCCGGGCTGCGGATCCTCGAGCCGCGCACGCAGCCGATCGTGGCGGTGACTCGGTGATCGTCGTTGGCCTGTTCCTCGGCGGGTTCGTCGTCGCCGGGGTGGCGATCGCGCTGGGCAACCGCTGGCTGTACCGCGACCTGCCGCCCCGCACCGACCAGCCGGCGCGTGACCGGGTTCTCTCGTGACCGCCGCCGTTCGACGCCCCCCGGGCCGACCGCTGGACGCCGCCCTCGGCGACCGCCTTCTCGACGCCGGGATCCGGCTGCTGGCGACCCACGGGATGCACGCCTTCCGGGTCGACAACCTCGTCGCCGAGGTGCACGCCGGCAAGGCCGGCTTCTACCGCCGCTGGCCGACCGTCGACCACTACTTCGCCGGTCTGGCGCGCTACATCGCCCGGCGGCCGGTGGACTACACCGGCACAGAGGGCAGCATCGCGGCCAACCTCACCGCGCTCGTGCAGCACCAGGTCGCCGGCGACCACGGGGCCGCTGCCACGGCGTTGCTGAGCCGGCTGCCCTACAGCGAGGTTCTGCACGACGCGTGGGTCGAGGAGGGACCGCCGGAGCAGCTGGCCATCGAGACAGCAGCGATCGTCGCCCGCTCCCCGGTGCTGTCCCAGTGGGACATCCCGCTGGGCGCGCGGCTGGCTGAACTCGTCGACGTGCTCCGCGTCGCGCGGCTGCAGGACGGCCAGCACAAGGTCCGGCCGCAGCGGCACGTGCGCGACCGGGTCGACGAGGTCATCGAGCTGGTCCAGTCCTGGGCGCGGCAGGCCCTGCGATGACCGGCCCCCGGATCGTCTTCGTCGACACCGAGACCACCAGCCTCGGCTCGATGGCCCGCCCGTGGGAGATCGCCCTCATCGTCCGGGACGACGTCGAGCCCGCGCCGGCCGCCGTGCCCGAGAAGATGACCGTCGACCCGGTCGCCGAGGCCGAGTACGTCTTCCACGTCGAGTACTTCACCGACTCCCTGCCGGCCGGGACGACGCACGAAGCGCTCGAGGTCGGCGGCTGGTACGACCGCGGCCGCACCAGGCAGCACGCCGACTGGCTGGCCACCGCCTACCCGCCCGAGGTGGGCATCGCCCGGGACGCCGAGTGGTCCATCGCGCGCACGGTCTACCAGCTGCTCGCTGGCGTCGTGCTGGTCGGCGTCGGGGTGCACTTCGACGCGGCGGTGCTCTCGGCGATGTTCCGCCGCCACGGCCTGCCCGAGGAGCCCTGGCAGTACGCGATCGTCGACCTCAAGGCCGCCACCTGGGGTGTCTTCGCCGTCCGCGCGGCCGTCGGCGTCGCCGAGCAGCACGAGGCGACCGCCAGCGCGCTGCCGATGCGCTCCGAGGAGCTCGCCGCGGCACTCGGGGCCCAGCCGCCGACCGACGAGGAGCGGCACACGGCCCTGGGCGACGCGCGCTGGGCCCGTCGCTGGTTCGACCAGCTCACCGGCCGTGACCAGGGCACCCCGTGACCGCCCTCGACGATCGGCCGGCCCTGACCTGCTGCAAGCACCGCGGCGACCTGGTGTGCCCGGGCCGCCCGATCGTGCGCTACGCCGTCGGCTGGGTCTGCGCCGCCGACCTGGTCCCCGGGGCGACCGTCTACGAGATCGCCCCCGACCTGCAGGCCACCGACCTGATGATGATCGCCGGCGAAGCGGCGCGCTCCCAGCTGGCCGCCGCGCCTCCCGCGCCGGTCACGGCCCAGCCGCCGCTGCACCAGCTGCCCGACCCCGGCCGTGCCGCGGCGGCGTCCCGGATCGAGGACCACGGCACCGCCGCGCAGGCTGCGACTCTGATGCTGGGCCGGACCGGCAAGCCTCGCCGCCGGCTGATCGAGCGCTTCGCCGAGGTCGCCGACGCCGGGATGACCTCCACCGAGGCCTGGCACTGGTACTGCGACACCCACGGCCAGATCGACCTGTACACGCTGCGGCCGCGGCTCACCGAGCTCAAGGCCGACCGGTGGATCGAGGACTCCGGCCAGGTGCGGCACCCCCGCGGGGACGCCAGCCACGGCGCGCCGGCCGAAGAGGTCCTCGTCCTGACCCACCGCGGCCGGCTGCAGTTGGCCGAGCAGGACGGTGCCCGGTGAATCGCGGCATGGTCGCCCACGTCGCCACCCAGTTCGGTGTCGACAACCTGTGCCGACGGCACGCGGCCGCCAGCCAGCCCTGCGTGCTCCGCCGCCTGCACCGCGGCCGCTGCCTGCCGCCCGTCGACGCCGTCGAGGTGACCCGCTGATGGCCTCCACCGACCCCCATGCCTGGCCCCGCCCCCAGGTGGCCGGCCGCTGCCCGATGGGCTGCGGGGAGTACCTCGTCCTCGGCGCGGGTGGCCGCATCGTCTGCTCCTGGCCGCACTGCCTGCGGTCCGCCGCGGTCGACGAGCTGCTCGAGGATAAGGAGACCGAGCATCTGGTCGTCTTCCACGAGCGGAACTTCACCGTGCGGCATCCGCTCCGCGAGCGACTCGACGACCAGCTGCTCACCTGCGATGTCCACGCCCAGTGCGAGATCTTCGACCTGGCGGACAACCCCCTGGGCAGCTACCGGTTCTTCGAGGATGGGCAGAGCGAGTTCCTGGCCCCGCTGAGGCGGCCGTGAGCGGCGCGCTGGTGGTGCCGGCGGCGACGCTGCTGCGGGAGCAGCCCGAAACCGCGCTGGCGGCCACCCCGGCCGGATCCGCGGTGCACATCCTCAACCGGCCCGGTGGCCACCCGATCTGCCGCCGCGACCCCACCACCGTGCGGCCGCTGCCGCCCGGCCAGCCGCCCCCGCCGCTGCGGGTCTGCGCGTTCTGCATCCGCGCGCTGCCCGCCAGGCTGCGGATCACCTTCCAGCCGACCGACGAAGAGCGCACCGCGGTGCACGAACACGCCGAACGCCGCCGCCCGGATCCGGTCCAGCTGCCGGACACCGGGGACGGCTGATGCCCCGCGCCCAGACCACCTGCAGGGGCTGCGGCGCGCCCGTCCTCTCCGTCATCGACATCGAGACCGACCAGACCTACCTGGTCGACGTCGACCCGGTCGACCAAGGCCACGTCGACGTCTGGATCGCAGGAGGCCGCGCCGCCGCGCGTCGCTACCTCCTGCCCTCCAGGCGTCAACCGGCACGCGAACCGCACGCCTGTCACGCCGTGCGGCCGCCCCCGATCCCCGATCCCTACGCCGACGCGACGCCGGCCCAGCAGCAGCACGGAGGATGGCGATGAAGCCGACCGAGATCCCCGCCGACGAGGTGTGGGAAGGCGCCCACCCGCGCTTGGTCACCGGCGACGGCGGAGACGTGCCGGACCTGCCCGTCCTGGTCGACCAGAACCACGCCGGCGCACTGGACGGCGCCGCCCGGTTCAACATCCGGTGCGCCCTGGAGGAGGGCGACCTGGAGGCCCTCGCCGCCGGCGGCCTGGTCTGGATCTCCCTCTACGGCAACGTCGTCCCGATCTCCATCGAGGTCGTCCCCCCACGCGGCCACCTCAGCCGCGAGGACGCCGCCGACCTGCTGCTCAAGGCCGCACGGGGGCTGCCCCGCACCCGCACCTCGCTGCTGGCCGGCGACCCGGTCGTCATCGAACAGATCCACCGCGCCGCCATCCGCAACACCAGCGGCCCGGACGGCGGCGTCACCCTCGCCGACCTCGGCCGCGCCGCAGACCGGCTGCAGAAGACACGGCGCACAGCGTGACCGCCGCCCTCATCCCGATCCTGCCGGCCAGCCGCCCGCTGGCCGCTGTCGCCCGCCCCGCCCGCGGCCGCCGTCCGACCTACCGGCGGACCGTCGTCCTCGCCGGCGGCGACTACCTCCGCGATGCCCCGCTGCGCGCGGCCGCGCACCTCGAGCAGCTCACGGGCCCGACCCGCTGCAGCCGGGTGCGCACCATCGCCTACCCACCCTGGCAGGCCACCGGCGTCCTGGCTGACCTGCCCGAGGAAGGCATCGACCCAGTCGAGCTCGCCGGCGCCCGGCTCGCCGCCGACGCGGTCGCCGACGCACCGCACCTGTGGGTCTTCATCGCCACCTGTCAGGTCCTGTGGCAGCAGACCGAGCCGCTGCGGCGGTGTTCATGAGCCAGAACCGGCTCACCGGCCCACCCGCCATCAACCCGGCCCTGATCCGCCAGGTCCTCGAGCACAGCGACAGCCACAAGCACGAAGCCACCGCAGTCCGGTTCGGCGTCTCGCTGGCCTCGGTCACCCGCTGGCGCACCCGCCGTGCGCGGGAAGCCGCCCACGGCCGCCTCTGGCCCAGCGACGCGGACCTTGAGTACTGGCGCTCGCGTCAGGCCGTGCGCCGGCGCGACCGGGCCAAGCTCCAGCGCTGGCAGCTGCGCCGCGCCCAGGCCGGAGGCCCACTGTTCGTCGACGCCACCGGCACCTCGCGCCGCCTGCAGGCCCTCACCGCCCTCGGCTACCGGTACATCGACGTCGCCGCCGAGCTCGGCGTGGCCAAGCAGCGCGTCGAGGCCCTGGCCAACCGGCGATTCCCCGTGGTGCACGTGGACACCGTGACCGCCGTCGCGGCCGCCTACGACCGACTCAGCCTGGGCCAGGGCCCATCACCGCGCTGCCGTGCGCTTGCCCGCAACCGCGGCTGGCAGCTGCCCGAGGCCTGGGATGGCAACTCGATCGACGACCCCAGCGCTCCGCCCGCCACCGGACCTCGGGCCGACGACGTCGACGAGGTCGCCGTCGAGCGGGTCATGGCCGGCGCCACCGACATCGAACTCAACCGCGCCGAGCGACGCCTGGCCATCACCCTGCTGCACCGCCGCGGCCGCAGCGACGCCGAGATCGCCGCGCTGCTGAGGAGCACCAAGGACGCCGTCTTCAAGGCCCGCAGCCGCCTGCACGCCCGACCCGGGACGTCCACCGACGTCGCCGCAGCCTGAGGAGCACCCGTATGCGCTTCACCGTCGGCACCAGCGACCTGCGCGCCGCCCTCCGCGCCGTTCCCCCGCACGCCTACCCCCGGCCCGACTACCAGGACCTCCACCGCATCCGCTGCGACGTCGGCAGCGAGAACCTCACGCTCACCGCCACCAACCGGTACACCGCCGGCTTGGCCATCGTCTCCATCTGGGACCACCACGACGGCGAGCTCGGCCCGTTCGACATCTCCCCCACCGACGCCAAGGAGATCCTCACCCTCTTCAAGGGGGGCACCGACGGCGACGACGAGGTCGGCGAGACCCTGCGCTTCGAGGTCGGCGATGAACTCGTCGTCACCGACACCGGCGGCCTGTTCACCGGCAAGAGCGTCACCCTGCCCCGGCTCCCGCACGGCACCGGCTACCCCGACATCGCCGGCGTGGTCGCCCGGGCCCTGCACAACCCCGCGACCGAGCCCGCCGCCCGCTGGATCGCCGACGGCGCCACGCTCGCCCAGTTCGCCAAGGCATCCCGCGCCTACGGCCGAGCGCTGGCCGTCACCAGCTCCAAGCACGGCAACCAGCTCATCAGCTGCGGAGAGAGCTTCCTGGGCGTCCTGGTGCCCTCCCGCGATGAGGAGCTGGCCGGCCAGATCAAGGCCTGGCACCACAACTGGGCCGAGAGGCTGCCCAAGCCCCAGGAGCTGGTGCTGTCCTACGACGAGGTCGCCGACCAGCGCGTCGACGACCACGAGGCCGCCCTGACGGAGTACACCCGCCAGCTCGAGGAGCACAACCTCCTCCGCCAGGCCGCAGACCTCGTCGTCACCGGGCAGTTCGGTTCGGCGGCCATGGTGCAGCGCAAGCTCCGGATCCGGCACGCCCGCGCCGGCACGCTCATGGACGAGCTGGAACGCGCCGGGATTGTCGGTCCCGTCCGGGCCGGACTCCCCCGGCAGATCCTGCTGCCCGCCGACGTCGACCCCGCCAAGCTCGACGAGCTCCTGCCGCCGCCGGCGCCGGTCGACTGATGGCCACCCACACAGTGACCCCGCAGGAGTGGACGGGGGACGCTGCCGTGCTCGTCTACGCCGCGCGCTACGCCATGCGCTCCCGCCGCTGCCACGCCGGCCAGCTGATGCGCTTGACCCTCGAGGCCAACGCGGCCGCCATCCCCGCCGGCATCCGAGGCGCCCTGACCCGCGACATCACGCGCTGGCTCGACGGCGAAGGACTCACCCACCCCCCCGCGGAGCGCGGCCCCTGGCTGGTCGCGCTCAACGCCCTGAACGAGGCGGCCACCCGATGAGCACCAGCCGACCAACCGACGTACCCGGCGAGATCGCCAAGGGGCTCGGGCGCGGCCAGACCCCCGAGCAGCTCATCGCGGTCGGCGAACGCACCGGCTGGTGGACCGCCGCCGACGTCGACCAGGTAGTCACACCCAGCGCCGACGGCAACGACGAGCTGCCCACCCACGCCGAGCACGAAGCCGATCGGCTCTCCGAACTCACCGCCGAACTCACGGCCGCCGGCGTCGTCGACGTCGACCCCGGGCCGGTCGACCCCAGTGAGCTCAGCGCCGCCGACTTCGTCGTGCTCGTCGCGGGCGACCTCGTCTCCGAGCTCGGCCAGATGTCCGCCGACCGCCAGCCGCAGGCCAGTGCTGCGGAGGCCGACTCACCCGAATGCAGTTCACCCGCCAGCACCGGCGCCGGCGACCAGGTGGCCGACGTCGTCGACGACGACCCGGTCGTCGTGCCGGCTCCACGACCGCCCGCTGACCTCCTGGCCCGAGGCCTCACCCACGCCGACCCGAAGGTCCGCGCCAAGGCCGAACGAGCCCGCGCGGCCATCGACGCCCTGTGCACCGCCCTGATGAGGAGATCCGCATGACGCAGTCCCCCGGCAACGGCCCCCCCATCGGCTCCTTCGGGCTGTCCGTCATCGGTGGCCGCACCGGCTTCTGGGTGCGCATCGGCCAGGCCATCATCGGCGACACCAGTCGGTACACCCACGCCTTCATCGTCGTCAGCGACACCGAAGTCATCGAGGCCATGCCCTCCGGCGCCCGCCTCGCTCCGCTCGCCAACTACCGCCAGCGCGCCGACCTGGCCAACGGCGACGTCCGGTTCTGCGACGCCCCCGTCCAGCACCAGCTCGACCAGTGGATCGAGTCCCGCATGGGCCAGCTCTGGGGCAACCACGACCGGCAGCTGATGGAGCGCTACTACCGGGCCGCGACCGCCACGGCCGCGCGCAAGCTCGTCGGCCGCCGCTACTCCTTCGCCGACTACCTCGCCCTCGCCCTGGCCCACTTCGGCATCCGCCCAGCCTGGCTCCAGCGGTACATCGCCGACTCCGGCCGGCTCATCTGCAGCCAGCTCGTCGACGAGACCTACCGCCTCGCCGGCATCCACCTCTTCGATGACGAACGCCTCCCGCAGGACGTCACCCCCGGCGACCTCGACGCCTACCGCGTCGCCAAACTCGAAGCCGGAGCCGAGAGTTGAGCGCCTACACGCCCACTGGGCCGGACGGCCGGCGCGGGCAGGACACGGCGCGCCTCCGCACCGAGCCGATGAGCGAGACAGAGCGCCGCGAGCAGGCTGTCGCCGACTGGCTGTGGGAGCACGACCATCGCGGACCCGGGCACAGCAACCTCCCGGGTATCCGGGTCGCCGAGTACCTCGACCACGCGCGCGACCTGCTCGACCGCGAGGAGCTGTTCCCCGCCCCGCAGCAGCCGCCCGCGCAGGAGCAGGTGGGGCACTGGACAGAGCAGGCTGGCCGACCGCCGATGACCGAGCGGGAGCGGGCTAAGGCGCGGCGGGTGCTGCTCGAAGCGGGCAACGTACGGGCAGCCGATGAGCTGTTCCCCGCCCCGGTGTCCGAGGCCGACAACGCGGGCGAGGTGGAGCGGGCCTACTGCCTCAACTGCACAACGTCTGGCGACCCGGACGTGCGTCGCGTGCACGACCCAGCCGACTGTCCGTGGCGGCCCGAGACGTTCGCCGCTTCCCCGGCCGTGCAGCCCTCCGACGACGCGCAACGGACCGCGAGGGTGGCTGGTCGCTGGACTACTCGCAGGCACTCCGCCGCGCCGCTGGGGGTTGCCCGGTGAGCGCCAGGCACCGTGTTCACGAGCCGGGCGAAGTGCTCGACGGTGTCTTGCTCCAGGACGGGGACTGCCCGTTCAGCGACGCCGACCCGGGCGACCTCAACTCCGACGACGGAGGCCCGGAGGGTTCCATCTACTGCGGCTTCGCTGATGGAGACGCCATCTGCTGTGCCGAGTCCGCTTACACCGCGTGGCTGATGGGGATGCCCCCGTGGCCCGGTGCCGAAGAGCTGGACGGGGTCCCGGTCGCCGTGTGCTCTGGTCACGCTGAGGTCGTGCGCGGCTGGGTCGAACTGCTGCGGATGCACACCGTCCGGGCCGCCGGTGCGGTCGCGTCCTGGCGCAACGACCGGTCCGGCTACTACGCCCCGGCGCGACGTCGATGACCGCCGACACCCCCACCCCGGCAGCGGAGACGTGCACGCAGACGCCGCGCTTCGGCGGCGGCCCGCATCACACGCACACCGACCCTCTGGGGCGTTCGTGGTGCTGCGTCCCGTATCCCTACGAGCGGACTGCTCAGGCAACAGAGGGAACGTCGACCGGCACTGGCTTGACCGACCGACGCCCAGGCCGCGCTGCTGGACCTGGCAGCGCCCTACCCAACGCGCCCCTGGCCAACCACGACGTCCCCGATGGCGGCCGGCGTGGCTGAGACGTCAGTGCGGCAGCTCACCGGTGAGCACCACGTCGTAGGCGATGTCCCGCAGCTTCCGGTTCCGGTGCTGGCTGACCGTGGTCAGCACGTGGAACGCCTGCTCCTCGTCCAGACCCCGACGGACCATCAGGATGCCCATGGCCATCCCGATGCACCGCGATGTCTCCAGCGCCGACCTGAGGTTGGCGACCTCGCCGCGGGCGGCAACGGTCTCCGCACCCGCCTGAGTCAGCGCCGCACGCACGTCCGCCAGCTCATCGAGGGCCAGCACCAGCTGCTCCTCGACCGAGCGGGCCTCAACCGGCTCGGACACCGTCTACCACCGGGCGATCGTGGCACGGAACCGCGGCCCGCGACTACCAACTCGTTCCGAGGTAAGGCCCGTGGCTGAGCGCATCCAGCTGCGGCGCACCAAGGGCTGGCGGAAGCCCGACGGCGCGATCGTCGTCGCCCGCCCCACCCGCTGGGGCAACCCGTACCGACCTGGCGCTGACCACCCGTGGTACCCGGCCGGCCAGGTCCTCCTAACCCGGGAGGAAGCGGTCACCCGGTACCGCAGCGACCTGATCAACCGCTTGCTGGCCGTGACCGTGGACGACGCGCGCCGCGAGCTCGCCGGCCACGACCTGGCCTGCTGGTGCCCGCTCGACCAGCCCTGCCACGCCGACGTCCTCCTCGAGCTAGCCAACCCTCCGTGCCGATCGCGGTCGCATGGCGCTGACGGCTGGCACTGCGCCGTCGAGGGCCCGCACGGCGAGGGTCAGCACGCCAACGCGGCCGGAGACGTGACGTGGTGACCGCAGCAGGCAGCGAGGACTCAGCCGATCCAGCGACCCGAATGCAGCTCACGAAGCTCGCGGTGCTCTTCGGTGAGCACGGGATAACCGACCGGGATGACCGGATCTGGTTCTGCTCGGACCACGCCGGTCGGCCGGTGCAGTCCTCGAAGGAGCTGACCAAGGGCGAGGCCCACCGGTTGATCAGCCGGCTCAACCGGCTGGAGGTGGGATCGCTGCCCCGCGTGTTGGCCAGCCGGCCCGGAGGGCAGCACCGTTGACTCAGTCCAGCGTGCGCAGCTCCTCGGACCGGTGCCAGCCCAGTTCGGCGCCGTCGAAGACCGTGCCCCGGTACAGCGAGGCCAGGCCCAGCCACGCTCCGGCGCCGGTCGGCATCTGTCCCCACAGCCAGCCCACGGCGTGCTCGGTGCCCAGCGCGACGGGGCGCGGCGGACGTACGTGCAGCGCACCCGGCCGAGCCAGCGCCGCTTGCAGCTCAGCCTCTAGGCCCTCGTCCGGGGTCGGCGTCCACACGCATCTCACCGTAGGCGCCGCTGCTGACTACCCGAATGCTGTTCGCCCTCCGCCGATCGCGGCGGAGCACCCCTGGCAGTACCGCAACGGACTAGCAGCCACCCATAGGACTGTCCAACGCCGCCGTCCCCGTCCGATCACCACCTGGCCGAGCTCCTCGGCCGAGACGCCCTCATGCCGGCGGTGGCGGGCCGCTGAGCCCGTCACCGCAACCCAGAATGGAGGCCACCAGTGAGCGTCGCCGTCAGCAGCTGGGTCTGGAAGCACTCGAAGACCAACGGCAACGACCGCCTGCTGCTGCTGGCCATCGCCGACGTAGCCGACGACGACGGCGACAACGCCTGGCCCTCGATTGCCACCCTCGCCGACAAGGCCACCGTCTCTGAACGCACCGTCCAGCGCCGGATCCAGAAGCTCGAGGAACTGGGCTGCCTGACCGTTCACCGCGGCGCCGGCCGCCACGGCACCCACCGCTACCGGGTGCGCATGGACGACGGCGCGAAGAAGCCACCGAAGGCCGCGAAGCCCCGGCCCGACACCACCGCGGGAGGCGACAAGTTGTCACCCCCCGACAACGTGTCGGGGGAGGTGACACAGCTGCGTCGCGCTGACCCCGACACCCAGGTGTCACCCGAACGTCCTGAACGTCCAACTACTCCCCCCAACCCCCCGGCGGCGAGCCGCCAGGGGGCGAAGAACCGATGCCGACGCCACGGGAACAAGCCCGGCGCGAACTGCCGCCGGTGCGGCACCAACCCCCGGGGTGCCGAACAGCGGCTGTCCCTGGAGGCCGCGGAACGAGCCGCCGCCGCGATCGCCGCCATCGAGCGGGACCGCGAGGAGCTCCAGCCGTGCCGCGACCCCGACTGCGACCCCGAGACCCGCTGGCGCAGCCCCGACGACGGCCCGACCAGCCGCTGCCCGGAGTGCCATCCCGACGTCGTCATCGGCCGGCCGACCGCCGCTCAACTCGAGCTGGTTCGGCTGCTCCCAGCTCTCCGCCCAGCCAGCTGACCTGCCCGCTCCCACCCCGAGGACAGCCCCGTGAACAGCACCGACCTGCGCGAGCTCGCCCCGCTCTTCGATCACCTCACCGCCTACCGGGCTGCGCTCACCGCCGCCCGGGAACGGGTCGCCAGCTGCGACTGCCGCGTCGCGACCAGCACCCGGCCAGAGCTCCGCCGCTACCAGCTGGCGGGCCGCTGCAAGGCGGCCAAGATGCCGCCGCCGTCCTGCCAGACGGTCGTCCACCTGGGCATCCGCACCCACCTGGCCACGATCGCCATGCCCGTCGACCACCTCAGCGACAGCGAACTCGACGACGCACTGGTCGACACCCTGCACGGCCTGGTGCTCACCGCCGCTCGGCTTTCGCGACAGGACTTCGTCGACCAGCTGCGCGTGGCCTTCCACGCCGAACGGGTGCAGCAGACACCGGCCGACCACGACGGTGCGGCCGCCAGTGTCTGAACCCGTCAGCGAGCAGCTGCACAGCAGCGTCTTCTGCGTCCTCGGCTGTCGCGACCAGTCGTCAAGCGTCTGGCCCCGCCCGCCCCGCCGTCGTGCCGACGGGCTGCGCACCTGCCGCCCCTGCGGCGACGCGATCGCCGGCGGCCTCGTCGACGGTGACTGGCGACCCGGCCAGCTTGACGAGGTCCTCGAGCTCGCAGCCGTCCGAGCCCTTCACCTCGAACCCGGCAGCCACGGGCCAGCCGACCCCACCGGCCGCACCCAGCGCCGTCGGCCCGCCTCCCCCGCTCCGCTCAACGTGCCGATCGCCAGCCTCGGCGACATCCGCGCCCGCACCGACGCCGCCGACCACGGTCCGGCCAACGTCGTGGCGTTCCTCGACAGCTGGGCCGACCGCGTCCGCGTCGGTCGGTCGCTCGGTGCCGGCAGCTGCAGCGCGTGGACCGGCACTCGCTTCCGCTACGCCCCGTGCAACGGCCAGCTGACCTGGCGGCGGGGCGTCGTGCGCTGGCCACTGGACGCCGCCTGGCCGGCGCTGCTCACCCAGTGCGAGCGCTGCGGTGACCGCCGGCCGACGGCCGTCGACGCCACGGACACGGTGATGACCGCGATCGCCCTGCTACGCCGTCACAACGAGTGGATTTGCGCCCAGCCCTGGATCCGCGAGTACTCGACCGCTCTGCACCGGTTCCTCCGCGAGCTCCGCGCCGCGGCCGGACAGCGTCCCGCTCGCCGCGTCGGAGCCTGCCCCAATGTCGTGGACGAGGAGAGCAACGCGGAGTGCGGCGCAGTCCTCTACGCCGACGCCGAGGCACCGGCCACCACGTGCCCAGCGTGCGGCCGCACCTACACCCGTGCCGAGTACCCGCACCTCGGCCGGATGATCGCCGCCGGACGACAGGCCGGCAGCTGATGACTGCCGACCTGGCCCAGGCCGCGGCCGCGCTGGCCGACATGCACCTGGCCTACATCCAGTCCAGCAGCGAGCACGGCGTCGCGCCGCTGCCCCGACCCGTCGGCTTCGGAGCCACAGCATGAGCGCCGGGGAGCGACTCGTCACCGCGACAGAGGCACACCAGCTGACCGGCGTACCCCCCGGCACCATCCGCGCCGCGGCCGCCCGCGACGTCGTCGGCCGGCCTGGTGTCCGCCAGCTCGCCCAGGCCGGCATCGACACCGACGGGCGCACCAAGCTGTACCGGCTCGGCGACGTCCAGGCACTGGCTGCGTCCACTCGGCGGCGCCGGTCCCGTTCAGCTGGTGACACGCCGTCGTGACGCTGGTGGTGGCGGCCGCGACCGACTGTTGCAACACTCCTGCCAACGGACGACGTGTGTCCGCACCACGTCGATGACCCTCCGCGCCTGCCTCGGCCGATGCGGCCGGCTCACCAGCCAGCGCCGATGTCCTCGCTGCGCCCAGCAGCACGAGCGCAGTCGAGGTACCCGGCAGCAGCGTGGCTACGACGGCGAGCACGACGAGCTCCGAGCTGAATGGCAGCGCGCGTTCGAGCGCGGCGCCTCAGCTGAGTGCGCTGCCGACCTGTGCATCCACCCGGCCGGGCGCACGATCCGCCTCGGGGACAGCTGGGACCTCGGCCACCTGCCCGACCGGTCGGGGCATCGGGGTCCCGAGCACTCCCGGTGCAACCGGAGTGCCGGTGGCCGAGCGGCGCATGGCGGGTAGCCGGGGTGCCGCCGAGGGGGTGGGGGGTACCCCCCGGGGCGGGGTCGGCACCCGGACCCCCGAAGAGGGCCCTCGCAGTGTGTACGGGTTCCCACGGCTGCTCTGACCAGCATCGATGCGAGCTGCCAGGAGGCAGACCACGAACGCAACCCTGCCCACCTCGACCGCGGGTCCCGTCGACCGGATCACTCAGGTACTCGGCGTGCCAACCGGCGGGCTGCTGCGGCTGACCCTGCAGCATCGGGCGCAAGAGCTGCCGTTGAGGGTCGCCGGGGTGACCTTCAACCCCGACGGCATCCCGGTGACGGTCTGGGTGACCAGCACCCACCCGGACGCCGACCAGACGCGGCGGATCGGCGTCCCGTGGACATCGATCACCGCGCTGGTGCCCGAATCCGCGCGCTAGTGCGGATCGACGATCAGATGCCCTCGCCGAGGCCATCCCGGAGCAGTCGCTCGGTCCGCAGAGCCGTGAGCCGTTCGCCGGCGAACGCCTCAGCCCTTGCCCGCAGCGCATCGACGTGCCCCGCCACCGCTGGTCGCAGCTTGTCCAGCTCCGTCTCGATGGCGTCGACCTGCTGCTTCGCCCAGACCTTGACGTCCTCCGGACTGGTCCCAGCCGCGAAGTGCTTGGTCAGGATCAGCCGCTTCTCCTGGTTCCGGTCCATGCGGCTGGTCGGCTGCACCTCACCGTGAAGTGCAGGGCCTGCCCGGCGCGCGCCGCTGTTGGACAGGATGGACTCGAAGTAGGCGCCGCTGCCGGAGAACGGGATGACCACCCGGACGATCGTCTCGGCCGCCTTGGTCTCCAGCGGGAACGCCGCCTTCGCGCGGTCAAGGGTCGCCACCTCGGCGTCCGCGAGCTTGTCGATCAACTCCGTCACCTGCGCCGGGTCGGACAGCGTCGCCTCGTCGGCAGTGGCCAGCCTCGCCTCGACCTGCGTCAGCTTGCTGTGGAAGTCGTACTCGAGTGACCTGCCGTCGAAGAGTCGCATCCCGACACGATGGCACGCCGGTCTGACAACCCCCCTCCCGAGCCCAGTGCGGCGCGATGCCGCGGAAGGAGGCGCCCCGTGCGCACGAACATCGCCTCTGGGCCGCCGCCGAAGGAGAGCGTCCGACGGCGGAACCAGGACCGGCCGAACACCGTGCTGCTGCCGGCGGCTGGGCGGGAGGCACCGGCGCCGCTGTGGCCGCTGAAGGTGTCCAAGGAGGAGGACGTCGCCGAGGCCGAGCGCCAGGTGTGGGAGGAGCTGTGGCACCTGCCGCAGGCCGTCCAGTGGGCGACCACCGGATACCGCCGGCTCCTCGCCCGCTACACGCGGCTGCTGGTGCGCGCTGAGTACGACGACGACCTGCCGCGGGCACAGGAGTGCCGGCACCTCGAGGACCGGCTGGGGCTCAACCCGCTGGCGATGCGACGGCTGTTCTGGGTCGTCGACGGCCAGGCGCTGGACCTCACCAGTCCGCCGACCGTCCCGACACGCGGGGTCACCAAGTCCTCGGAGGACCGGCGCAGCCGGGTCGAGGCCAGCCTGACCGTGCTGCCGGGTGGCCGCGCCGGCTGAGCCCCGCCGGCTGATCACCCTCGGGTGGCAGGTCGTCGACTGGATCGAGCGCTACCTGGTCCACGGGCCCGGGGACGTGCAGGGCCGGTCGATCCACCTCGACGACGAGCAGGTCGCCTACATCGTCAAGTGCTACGCGCTGGACGAGAACGGTCGCCGGCTGGTCGATGAGGCGCTGTTCTCAGCGCCGAAGGGGCGGGCGAAGACCGAGCTGCTGGCGATGATCGGCTGCGCGGAGCTCCTCGGCCCAGTCCGTTTCGCCGGCTTCGACGCCCAGGGCGAGCCGGTCGGGCAGCCGGTCACCTACCCGTTCATCCGGTGCATGGCCACCGAGGCCGACCAGGCCGCGGACACCAGCTACCGCAACATCACGTACATGCTCGCCCACGGCGACGTGGCCGACGAGTACCCCGGTGTGGACATCGGGAACGACTGGCAGACCTCGACCCGCATCTTCGTCCCCGGCGGCGGCGAGGTGAGGCCCTCGACCGGCTCCAACGCCTCCAAGGACGGCGGCAAGGAGTCGCACGCGATCTTCGAGGAGACGCACCTCTACGTCACCCCCGAGCTGCGCGGGATGTACACCACCGTCCAGCAGAACACGATGAAGCGGAAGACCGCCGAACCGTGGGTCAACCAGGCCAGCACGATGTACGGCGAGGGCGAGAACTCGATCGCCGAGCAGACCCACCGGGCGGCGAAGCTCGCTGAGCCGCGGCTACTGGTCGACCACCGGGAGGCTCCCGAGTCGGCCACCGACCTGACCGATCGAGCGGCGCTGCTGGCCGGCCTCGAGGTCGCCTACGGGGCCTTCGCGCCGAACATGGACCTGGACAAGATGGCGGACTACATCCAGTCCCCGAGGCGCAGCAAGCGGCAGGTCGTCCGGTACTTCCTCAACCGCGCCACCCCGCCGCTGAACGCCTACTTCGACGGTCGCGGCTGGGAACGATCCGCCCTCCCCCGGCCGGTACGCCGTGGTGAGCGGGTCTGCTTCGGCTTCGACGGGTCGACGTCGAACGACGAGACGTGGATCCGGCTGTTCGCGCTGCAGGACCGCTACCTGTTCACCCCGACCTTCCCCGACGGGCAGAAGATGCGGTGGAAGAAGCCCGACCAGGTCGAGCAGCGCGACGCATGGAAGGTCCCGCGCGCCGAGGTGCACGCCGCCTTCGAGTTCATCACCGACTTCTTCGACGTCGTCCGCGGCTACCTCGACCCGCCGTACTGGCAGACCGAGCTCAAGGAGTGGCAGGGCCGCTGGGGTGACGAGGTGTTCGTTCCCTGGGAAACCTGGCGCACCCGGCAGATGGCCAGCGAGCTCGAGCGCTTCGACACCGAGATCCGGGCCGGCGAGGTCATCCACGACGGCGACCCCGAGGTCCAGCTGCAAATGGGCTGGGCCAAGGGCGAGAAGCGCTCCGGCGGCATCGTCATCACCCAGCCCGGCGCCGAGGACCGCAAGATCGACGGCGCGATGGCCACCAGCCTCGCCTACGCCTGCGGCATGGACGTCCTGACCTCTGAAGAGCCGGAGGAGGAGCCAGCAGCCGACTTCTACTTCGAGTGACCCGGGGAGGTCCAGCCCATGCCCCAGCCACTCGACCAGGCCGGCGTCGCCAAGCTCATGTCCCGCCTGCAGGCCGAGCTGGACAGCCGCCAGCCGAAGATCAAGCGCTGGGGCGACTACTACGACGGCGACCACGACCTGGCCTTCGCCACGGACAAGTTCCAGGAGGCCTTCGGCGGCCTGTTCGCCGGGTTCGCCGACAACTGGTGCGGCGTGGTCTGCGACAGCCCCTCCGAGCGGCTCGCCCCGATCGGCTTCCGCTTCGGCGACGGCACGGTCAAGCCAGCCGGTCAGGAAGGACAGCCGGCCAACCCGGGCGTCGGCGATCGCGACGCCATGGACATCTGGCAGCGCAACGACATGGACGCCGAAGCCCAGCTCCTCATCCTCGGCTCCATCACCGAGTCGCGATCGTTCGTGCTCGTCTGGGGCGACGAGGAAGACGACCATCCGGTCATCACCGGCGAGGACGCCTCGGAGGTCGTCGTCGCCTACGAGCCCGGCTCCCGCCGGCAGCGCAAGGCCGCGCTGAAGCAGTGGACCGACGACGACGGCCAGGAGCACGCCACCGTCTACACGCCGGACTACCTGTACAAGCTCAAGCGCCGGCGGGGCTCCCAGATCGCGGTCACGACGTCCACCAGCGGCCCCTCGACCATGTTGTGGGTACCCCAGAGCGCCCGCGGCTCGGTCGGGGTCACGATGGCCACCGCCTGGGAACCCCGCACCGGCGACCAGTCCCAAGACATCGTCGAGAACCCGCTGGGCAAGGTACCGATCGTCGAGCTGTCCAACCGGCCACGGCTCCGCAAGAAGCCCACCGCCGAGCACGACCAGGTCATCCCCCTGCAGGGCGCGGTGAACAAGCTGGTCGCCGACCTGATGGTCACCTCGGAAGGCGCGGCGTTCCCGGCCCGCTGGGCCACCGGGCTGGACGCGCCCCGCGACCCGCGCACCGGGCAGGAGATCAAGGACCCCGAGCTGTGGCGGGTGGCCCTGTCCAAGCTGGTGCGCTCCCGCAACAAGGACGCCAAGTTCGGCAACTTCGACGCAGCCGACCTCAGCAACTTCGTCGTGGGCATCGACCTGCTGATCCAGCACATCGCCGCTCTCACCCACACGCCACCGCACTACATGCTCGCCAAGATGGTCAACGCCTCGGGCGACGCACTCACCGTCTCCGAGGCCGGCCTGGTGGCCAAGTGCCGGGACAAGACCGATGTGCTCGGCAACGCCTTCGAGGAGGTCATGCGCCTGGCCTTCGCCTGCCTCGATGACCCCCGGGCGGACGTCTACACCGCCGAGACGATCTGGCGGGACGTCGAGCACCGCACCGAGGCCTCCCGGGTCGACGCCATGGTGAAGAAGAAGGAGGCCGGCGTCCCCTGGCGGCAGCGCATGGAGGACGCCGGCTACACGCCGGCCCAGATCGAGCGCATGATCGAGATGCGCCGCCAGGACGCCGAGATGGACGCAGCGGGCCTGGGGCTGGCGGACAAGCCCACCGACGTCGCCGACGGCGAGGAAGACGAGCCGGAGGACACCGACGTCGACCCGGTCGACTGACCGTGGCCGAGGTCCTCGACCGCCGCGCCTACTACCAACGGCAGGCGCGCCTCGCACGCCGTGCGGCCGCGCGCGCCTCCAAGGCCTGGTCGACCATCGACACCGGCTCGATCAACGCCAGCTGGCGGGCCGCCGTCCCGGTGCTCCTCACCCAGCTCGTCGACGCTCAGACCGAGGCGGCCGCCACTGCGGCGACGGCGCCGGCGATGGCCGGTGAGGCGCCGGCCAGCCTGCTGCCCGACGCCTTCGCCGGGCTGGCCGCCGACGGCCGCGGCCTGGACACGCTCCTCGAGCTGCCGGTGCGGACCACCCTGCAGCGGATCGGGCAAGGCCTGCCACCAGCACGGGCCATGCGCGCCGGCCAGCTGCAGCTGGTCCGCATCATCCGCACCGAGGTGGCCGACACCGCCCGGACAGCTGCTCAGGCCGCGATCACCGCTACCCCGGCGATCGTCGGCTACGAGCGCATCGTCGTCCCACCAGCCTGCGCCCGGTGCGTATCGCTGGCCGGGAGGCTCTACCCCTGGAACGCCGGGTTCCTGCGGCATCCAGGGTGCGACTGCCAGCACCGCGCGGTCACCCGCGACCAGTGGCGCAACGACAACCGGGGCAACACCCCGGAGCGCCTGGTCGCCCAGATGACCCCGGCCCAGCTGCGCAAGGGCGGGTTCTCCGACGCTGACCAGAAGGCCCTCGCGATGGGGGCCGACGTCGGTCAGCTGGTCAACGCCCGCCGCGGTGCCGCCGGCATGGCCCCACCCGGGGGCCGGCTCACCGCCGAGGAGCGACTCCTCGCCCAGAACGGCCGCGGCCGCGGCCGCGTCACACCGGTGCAGATCAGTGGACGCGACCTCTACGTGACAACCGAGGGCACCACCACGCGGGGCCTGGCCGGAGTCCGGCTCGGCGCCCGTCAGGCAACCGGCCGCCGCCCCGGCGACCGGTACCGGCGCGCGACCGCACCGCGCCTGCTGCCGCAGTCGATCTTCCAGATCGCCGGCAACGACCGCGACGAGGCCGTCCGGCTGCTGCAGCGCAACGGCTACATCCACTGACCCGGCGCGACGCCGGGCCATCACCCCATCTGGAGAGCGCGATGCTCGAGCACGACGACGCCCTGCCCCTTCACCCCACGCTGCTGCACCCCCTGAGCGGGCTGCCGCTGCGCGCGGTCGGACTCCGCCCTGACGGGCGGCCGCTGTGGCCGATCCTGGGCGGAGCCGAGGACGACGACGACCAGGACGACGACGACCAGGACGACGACCAGGACGACGACCAGGACGACGACCAGGACGACGAGGACGACGACGACCAGGAGCTCGGCGCCGGCGGTACCAAGGCACTGCAGGCCGAGCGGGCGAAGAACAAGAAGCTGCGGGCCCAGATCAAGACCCTGCGCCAGCAGCAGGCCCCGCCCGGCCGGTCCACCAGGCGTCAGCGGGACCGGGACGCCAGCCAGCGCGGCCGCGAGGGCCGCAGCACCCGCGACCGACGGGACCGCACCAGCCGCCGGGACGACGCCCGCCGCGGCGACCGCGAGGACCGCCGCGGTGACCGGGACGACCGGGACGACGAGCCGGACCAGGACGAGCTCCGCGAGGAGATCCGCCGCGAGGTGCAGGCCGAGACCGACCGCAAGCTGATCAAGGCAGCGGTCATCGCCGGCGCCGCCGGCCGACTGGCCAACCCCAAGGTGGCCGGCCGTCTGCTGGACCTCGACGACTTCGAGCTCGACGAGCACGGCGACATCGACCAGGAGGAGCTCGACGACGCGATCGACGAACTCCTCGAGGAGAACCCGGGCCTGGCCCGCTCCGCCCGACGCCGCCGCGACGACGACGAGGACGAGGACCAGGACGACGACGACCGCGACGGTCGCCGCTCCGACCGCGGTGACCGCCGCCGCGGCAGCAAGTTCCGCGGCAGCGCCGACGGCGGCGCCCGCGGCCGCGAGGGCAGGGCCAAGCAGCCCGCCACCCTCGCCGACGCCGTCGCCGAGCGGATGAGCCAGGACAGCCGCCGCGGCGGCCGCAGCAGTTCCCGACGACGCAGCAACTGATCCAGCACCTCACGCCGCCGGCGGCGAGGTCGACCCCGAGAGAAGAGGCCCACCCGTCATGCCCGTGACCCTCGCCCAGGCGAAGCTCAACACCACCGACGCGCTCGACGTGAACGTGATCAACGAGTTCGCGAAGAACAACTTCCTGCTGCAGAACCTCACCTTCGACGACGTCGTCTCCGGCGCCGGCAACGGTGCCACGCTCACCTACGGCTACACCCGCCAGATCACGCAGCGCTCCGCCGCGCCCCGCGCGATCAACAGCGAGTACACGCCGCAGGAGGTCACCAAGCAGCGGTTCTCCGTCGACCTGAAGCCGATCGGCGGCAGCTTCCAGATCGACCGCGTACTCAACCGGCTCGCCCGGGCCGCGGAGACCGCGCTGCAGATGACCAACCTCATCCAGGCCTCCAGCGCCCGGTTCAACGACGAGGTCATCAACGGCGACGTCGCCGTCGACGCCAACGGCTTCGACGGGCTGTCCAAGTCCCTCACCGGCTCGATCACCGAGTACGGCGCGACGACGTCCACCGACTGGCGCGGCTCCGCCCTGGGCGCCGACGCCGGCAAGGCCAACGACGCCCTGGACGCCCTCGACGAGTGGCTGTCCCTGCTGGACGGCACCCCCGACGCGATCCTGGGCAACACCGACGGGCTGGCCCGCATCCGGTCCCTCGCTCGCCGGGCCGGCTTCTACGACCGCTCGCAGACCGCGTTCGGCACCGCCGTGGAGACCTACCGCGGCATCGCCATGGTCGACCTCGAGGAGAAGGCCGGCTCCAGCCAGCTGGTCATCCCCTCCACGAACAAGACCGTGGCCACCGTCGCCGGCACCTACACCGACATCTACGCGGTGCGCTTCGGCCTCGACGCGTTCCACGGGGTGTCCATGGGCGACGGGCAGCCGCTGATCAGCAGCTGGCTGCCGGACTTCACCACCTCCGGCGCGGTGAAGACCGGCGAGGCCGAGCTCGGCCCGGCCGCCGTGGTGCTCAAGCGCACCAAGGCCGCCGGCGTCTTCCGCAACATCCGCGTCCGCTGAGCCCCGGTCGGGGCCCGAGGTCCGGGAGTGCACCGGGCCCCGACCGGCACAGCAACCCATCCCCCAGCCCGCAGGCCCGACAGGAGAGCCGCAACATGGCCAAGAAGACGAAGATCACCGCCCCGAACGCGGAGTACTCCGGCGTCGGCGTCGGCGGCCTGGTGTTCAGCGACGGCGTCGCCGAGACCGACAACGACGCGGTCATCAACTACTGCCGCGACGCCGGCTACGGCATCGGCGACAGCGACACCGAGCCGCCGGCCCGCCGCCGGGCCAAGGCGGCCGCCAAGCCGCCCGTCGACGCCCGCGACGTCCCCGCCGCCCAGGTCGGCAGCCCGCTGCGCGACGCCGCCGTCGACCCCAAGCCGGAGGACTTCATGCCGCCGGTCAACGCCGGCCAGGCCGACCCGCACGGCCCCGAGGTCTTCTCCACCCAGGTGCACGGCGCGGGCCCCGGCGACGTCCGTCCGGGCCCGGTCTCCACCGACCCCGACGTACAGCAGGAAGGCGAGGCCGAGCACGTCCAGGCCGCCCTGGCCGGCGAGCTGGACACCGCCGTCACCGAGGAGGGCTCCGCGGCCGCCGAGGACGGCGCTGAGCGCCTCACGGACGCGCCCGCGCGCAATGCCAGCGCCGACGACTGGAAGGCGTGGGCGCGGCAGGTCGAGCAGGACAAGGCCGGCGGCGACGCCGCCCTCCCCCAGCCGCTGCTGGACGGCATCAGCAACGCCACCCGGGCCGAGCTGATCGCCGAGTACGCCCCGCCCGCCGAGGCCTGATCCGGTGCCCGACGTCCGGCCGGTGGCGCCGTTGGCCGGGCTGGACGACGTCGCCGCCCGGTTCGTCACCGGCGTCCTCACCGACGAGCAGCAGACGCAGGCCGGGGGATGGCTCGACGACGCCTCGCAGCGCGCCCGGGCGGCCGCCCAAGGCCAGCTGATCAGCTACGTCGAGGACGACGTCGTCCAGCTGGTCGCCCGGGGCCGCACGCTGCAGCTGCCGCAGCGGCCGATCGAGGACGTCACCGCGGTGGCCGGCCTCCCGGTCAGCCGGTGGTACTGGAACGGTGGCGAGGAGCTCCGCAAGCTGGACCCGATGCCGTGGGACGGGCCGGTCACCGTCACCTACTCCCACGGCCTGCACGACGGCGAGTGGGGACGCGAGCTGGCCCGAGGCATCGTCTGCGACGCCGTCGTCCGGGCCTTGCTCGTCGAGTTCCCCGGCCTGCGGTCGGAGACCATCCTGGGCCGCTCCTACACCCTCGACGAGCGGTTCCGCGGTGGCGGCGCCCAGCTCACCGAGGACGACGAGCGGCGCCTGGACAAGGCGTTCGGGCGCGACTGATGCCGCCCCCGATCCGCTGGGACCGCCAGGTGTCCATCCGCACCCCGCTGGTCGACACCGACGAGACCACCGGCAACCCGCGGGAGGTGTGGCCGGACGGCTCGTCGGTCACGGTCCAGGCCCTCCGTGGGGAGGCGATCGCCTCCACCGAGGACGCCACCGACGGGCAGACCACCGCGGTGGAGAACTGGGCCTTCGCCGTCACCGACACCGACGGACGCCCGGTGCAGCTCACCAGCCGCTCGCAGGTCCTGGACGGCACCGCGCTGTACCGGGTCGAGGGCCGACCCGACGTCGCCAGCTCCCTGCTCACCCGCCGCACCTCGCACATCCAGGCCCGTCTGCTGTTCATCTCCGACATCCAGGAGTCACCGTGAAGTTCCGCAGCACGCACTTCCCCAACCTCAAGGTCAACGGCGCCGGCCGGTTCGTCGACGGCGAGCTCGTCATCCCCGACGTCGACGCCGCGGCGATCGCCAAGGTCCGCGCCGTGGCCCCGGCCTACGGCATCCAGGAGGTGGCCGCCCAGCCGACCGCGGCCACCGCGGCGTACCCCCCGGCGGCCAGCAACGGCGAGCTCAAGGGCGCCGCCCTGGACGCGGCGCTGAAGGCCGCCGGCCTGCCGCTGACCGGTCGCGCCGACGACAAGCGCGCCCGACTGGCCGTCCACCAGGACAGCGAGTCGGTGCCGGACACGTCCGGGGCGGAGGTCACCGGCCCGGCCGAGGGCGCCCTGGCCGACACGGCCGCGGCCGCGGCGTCCGCCGCCGGCTGAGGCGGCCCCCCGTGGCCTCGTTCGTCCCGGACCCCCACCTGGACAAGGAGGTCCAGCTGGCCACGGTCAGCGACCGCTACGACCTGGCGCTGGCCGGAGTCGCCGAAGCGGCAGCACTCGCCCCGGTCGTCAGCGGCGCCTACGCCGGCGGGATGCACGCCCGCCGCTACGGCAGCGGCACCGTCGTGATGGTCGACGACGACCCGAACTCGAAGTACAAGGAGTACGGGACCGTCGACACCCCCGCCCACGCCGACCTCACCAACGCCGCCCGCCGGCGCGGCACCTACCGCGGCCGATGAGCAGCGCAGCTCCGGTCCTACCGCCGATGGTTGGTGCGATCCGCGCCTACCTGCTCGGACGCCCGCGCTGCGCCGCGCTGGTCGACCAGCGGGTGGTCACCCGCACCCCGGCCGACGCCGGCCCCGCGCACCTCGTGGTCCAGCTCCCGGGCAACACCGCGCTGCGGGCCCGGGCCGGCATCTACCGGCTCTTCGCCCAGGTCGAGGGCCGCGCCGGGGCCGCCGGACCCAACGGCGAGGACCCCGAGACGCTCGCCTGGCAGGCGTGCGCCGCGGCGGCGGCCGAACTCACCGATGCGCGCAACGTCATCTGGACCGGCGCCGGCGGATCCGCGGCCTGGACCGCCGCCATGGACCGCTCCGACGGGCCGCTGCAGCTGCCAGCCGACACCACCCGCAGCGTGGCCATCCACCGCGCCGCGATCCGCTTCGAGGTCACCACCCACGCGCGCCTGCTCCTGGGCGACTGACGCAAAGCCCCCCGGCAGCTGCCGGGGCCGCACCACCCACCCACCCGTCACATCACAGCCGGAGGCTGCCCCGTGTCCATCCATGTCGACGCCGACCAGTCGTTCGTCGCCCTCGACGGCGACGGCTTCCGCGCCCCCGTGGGCACGACCATCGCCGACCTCGAGGCCCTCGACCCCATCGGCACCGGCGACGCCGGCGACCTGTGGGACCCCTACGGCGGCATCGAGGCCGGCCTGACGCTGGCCCCCACCCGGGAACGGACGCCCAAGAGCATCTGGAACAAGCGCGGCGTCTACCGGGTCATCAACGGCGCCGAGACCCTGAAGATCAGCTTCCGGGCGGTGGAGGAGTCCGCGGCCACCCTGAAGACCCGCCACCGCGGCGGCGGCCTGGTGCCGGTGCCGCCGGCGTCCGGCACGACCCCGACCGGAATCTTCAAGCACAGCACCAACCCCACCGGCGACGGCGAGAAGTTCGCCTTCGCCATGGACATCCGCGACGGCCTGAAGCACCTGCGCAAGTACTGGCCGGTCGTCGAGCTCGACAGCGACCCGCAGGAGGTGTACGACGGCGAGAACCTCGTCGGCTACGACTTCGAGCTGCTCGTCCTCGAGCACCCGGTCCTGGTGCCGGCCGCCTGGCAGAACTTCGACCCGACCGTCGTCGCCGGCTGAGCGCACCTACGCAGATGACGGCCACTCCCGCGAAGAAGGCGCCCGCGAAGCGTATGCCGCGCAAGGCCGCCCGGGCTGGTCAGCAGGCCGCTGCCGACCAGCCCGGGCGCACGCCCAGCCCGACACCCGACGACGACGGGCCGCCGCCGGACCTCTACGCCGCGGCGCTGGCCGAGGTCCTCGCCGGCGACGGCTTCGACGCCGACGAGGCGCTGCGCGCGCTGGGCGTCGACCAGCCCAGAGCACTGACCGTCGGTGGCCGACGGTTCCTGATGCGCCGCACCCTGGACGTTCCCGAGAGCGCCCAGCTGCTCATCGCGCTGCGCGGCAACGCCCAGAGCGAGGCCCTGCGGATCCTCCTAGTCGACCGCGAGGAGCTGCCCGACCTGCTCGGCAGCCTGCGGCTGCCGGTCGACCCGGCCGCCGAGACCGCCTTCTGGAACGCGCTGCTGATGAAGATGACTGGGGCCGACCTGGGGGAATCCGCGGCGTCCTAGTCGTCCTGCGGGACTACTGGGGCGCCCTCGTCTCCGACTTCGCCCACCGCTACCAGCTGCGCCTGCGCCACGTCGCCGGCGGCGGCGGATACCCGCTGCCCGAGGTCCGCGACCTCATCGCCGGCCTACCGCCGGCCTCCGCGCTGGGCCGGGCACAGCTGGGTGAGCTCGCCGACTGGACGCCGACCGACGAGAACATCGCCCGCCTCGTCGACGGCGACCGCTCCGAGCTGCAGTTCCTCTGGGACCGCTGGACAGCCGACCCGAAGAAGGTCAAGCGCCAGGTCGCCCGCCCGCCTGCGCACCCTCCCGTGGCGCCCTACGGCGTCCGGCCAGCTGGGCTCCACGAGCTCGCCGTGGCCAACTACACCGCCTCCGCCAAGGGCCCCGCCGACCGGGGCTCGGGACAGGACCGCCGAGGCCTTCGCAAGCTCCGCATCGAGGAGCTCGCCGCCCTGATCTGACGACGACCTCGAGGAGGTGCACACGCGTGGCCGGTGGCACCCTCCTCATCGCCGTCAAGCCGGACATGCGCACCTTCCCCGCCGAGCTCCGCCGCGAGGTCGAGTCCGCCGGCGGGCAGGTCGAGGGCAGCGGCCGCGGCGTCGGCGACACCGCGGGCAAGGCCATCAAGCTGGGCATGGTCGGCGCCCTGGCCGGCCTCGGACAGGGACTGAAGACCGCGGCCAACCTCGAGGTCGCCGAGGTCGGCTTCACCAGCCTGCTCGGCTCCGGCCGGGACGCCCAGAAGTTCATCGCCCAGCTCAAGACCTTCGCCCGGGCCACCCCCTTCGAGCTGCCCGGTTTGATCGACGCCTCCAGGCAGCTGCTGGGCGTCGGGGTAGCGGCCGAGGACATCGTGCCCACCCTCACCGCCTTCGGGGACGCCAGCGGGGCGCTGGGGCTGTCGCAGGAGCAGTTCCAGCGCGTGCTCACCGCCACCAGCCAGGCGATGGCCAAGGGCAAGCTGCAGGGCGAAGAGCTGCTGCAGATGGCCGAGGCGGGCATCCCCATCTACCCACTGCTCGGTCGAGCCCTCGGCGTGCCCACCGCCGCGGTGCAGGACCTGGCCGCCAGCGGCCAGCTCCTCACCGCCGACGTCCTGCCCAAGCTCCGCGACCAGATGGAGCAGGAGTACGGCGGGTCGATGGCCAAGCAGGCCCAGACCCTCACCGGCGTGCTGTCCACCTTCAAGGACACCATCGTGCTCGCCCTGGCCGACGGCGCTGAGCCGCTGGCCGACTTCCTGCGCGACAACCTGCCCAAGGCCGCCGAGCTCGCCGGATCCGGCATCGACCTGGTCTCAGCCGCCGGCCAGGTGCTCTTCGCCGTACTGGGCCCGCTGCTGTCCACCGGCCTGTCCGTACTCAGCTTCGTCCGCGACCTCCCCGGCCCGCTGCAGGCCGTCGTCGCCGCCCTCATCGCCTGGCAGCTCGGCGGCGACCGCGTGCGGACCATGCTCGGCGGTGTCCGCGACGGGGTCCGCGGCTTCCGCGAGGAGATGGCCCTGCAGCAGGTCCTCTTCCAGGCGCAGACCCGCGAAGCCGGCTACGCCGGAGCCGCCTACGGCACCCTCGAGCAGCGACTGGCCGCGACCACCCGCGCCGGCGACGAGCTGGTCGGCAGCACCACCCGCGTCCAGGCCGGCCTGGGCGCCCTCATGTCGCAGGGCGGCATCATCGGCGGCGTCGCCAGCGGACTGGACCAGATCCGCGACCGGTACGTGACCGCCTCCGCCGGCGCAACCGGGTTCACCGGCCGACTGAGCGCCATGACCCTGGCCGCCGGCACCGCCGCCCGGGTCGGCATCGGCGGCCTGGTCGGAGCCCTCGGCGGTCCCTGGGGCATCGCCCTGGCCGCGGCCGCCGTGGGCGTCGGCCTGCTCGTCTCGGCCAACCAGAAGGCGGCCGCCGCCGAGGCCCAGCACAAGGCCAACGTCGACAACCTCACCGACGCCCTGCGGGAGAACAACGGGGAGCTGACCGACAACCTCCGCCTCAGCCGCGCCAAGGAGGCGCAGGACGAGGGACTGTTCACCACCGCCAAATCCGCCGGCGTCTCCATCACCGAGGTCACCTCGGCGATCAACGGCAACGACGAGGCCCTCGACCGGGTCATCACCAAGCTGCGCGCCTACGCCGAAGCCAACCGCGACCAGTACACCAGCGACGAGTCCGGCTTCAGCACGACGCTGCTCAACGCGCAGGGCCAGGCAGCCTCCGACGCCGCCGACGAGATCCTCGGCATGGCCGGCGACGTCGACGTCGCCCGCGCCGCACTCGACGAGCAGAACGAGGCGCTGGGCATCACCACCAGCAGCACCGGGGCCGCCGCCGACGCCACCAGCGGCCTGGAGCAGGCGCTGGCCGACTACAACGCCGAGGGAGCCACCGCCGTCGAACAAGGTGAGGCGCTCATCCGCATCCTCGACGAGCTGGCCGGCAACAGCGTCGACCTCAAGGTCGCCGAGGCCGACCTGCAGGAGTCCCTGTCCGGAGTCACCGAGGCGCTGGCCGCCGTCGACGAGAACCAGAACAACGTCGGCCTCTCCGGCGCCCGAGCCGCCCTCGCCGGCGACCTGACCTCCAAGGCCGCCCGGGACGTGCAGGCTGCGGCGATCGGCGCCGCAGACTCCATGCGCACCCAGGCCCAGGCCGCCTACGACGCCGCCGCAGCCAACGGCGACGTCGCCGCCGGGTCGGACGCCGCCGGTGCCGCCGCCCAGCGGGCCCGTGACTCCTTCATCGCCGCCGCCGAGGCCGCCGGCCTCAACCACGACGAGGCGGTCGCCCTGGCCAACTCCTACGGGCTGGTCCCCGGCGACGTCGTCACAGCGATCACCCAGCCGGGCATGGACACCGCGCAGTACGCCGCGGACATCCTGCGCGGCAAGGTGCTGGCCGTTCCCGACTCCAAGACCGTCATCACCTCGGCCTTGACCGCCGACGCCGCCGCCCGGCTGGACAGCCTCGGCTACAAGGTGCAGACCCTGCCCGACGGGACCGTCAGCGTCACCGCCGAGACCAGCAGCGCCGACGCGACCATCCGGTCGTTCATCAACCAGCAGCGCGTGGCCACCATCCAGGTCCGCGCCGTCATGCCAGACCTCAACGGTGCCGCCTCGGGCAGCGGCCGGTCTGGGCTGGCCAACGGTGGCCGGCTGAGCTTCTTCGCCAACGGCGGCACCTTCGGCTCTTCCGCCGACGTCCACCCCCTCACTCCGATGCGCGGCAACTGGGCCGCCCGCGTTCCGGCCAACACCTGGCGGGTCGTCGGCGACCGGGCCCGCGGCCGCGAGTGGTACATCCCCGAGAAGGCGCCCAACACCTTGGCGCTGCTCGAGGACGCCGCCCACGCCCACGGGCTGCGGCTGGTCGCCGCCATGGCCCAGGGCGGCCTGCTCGGCGGGACGCCGGTGCAGCAGCTCAGCACCGGCCCCGGCCGGGTCACCAACATCCAGAACACGCTGAACGCCGCGCCGTCCCTGCCCACGGTGGACCAGCTGGCGCGGATGCAGCGGGAGTCCGAGATTCTGTCGGAGGCCCTGAACTGATGCCCGAGCTGATCATCGACCCGCAGGACGGCACTCCGCCGCTCGTGCTGGACTGGGCGGCCGGCTACGGCGTCCAGTCCGGCCCGCTGGGCCTGGGCCTGCCACCTCGTGCCCTGCTCGAGCGAGATCGGGTCGACGGGCACGGGAGCGACCCCGTCGGCACCCGGGTCGGGCCCCGGGACATCACCATCCCGCTGGACGTGTACGCGGCCACCCGTACCGAGTTCATCCAACGCCGCCGCCGGCTGCAGCGCATCGCCGGACGCAGCAACCACCTGCGGCCCCTGCGAGTGACCTACGTAGAGGACACCGGCGCCCGCGAATGGGTCGAGGGTGTCTACGTCGGGGGCCTGGAAGGCGACGAGTCCACCGGCAACGACCGGTCGGAGCTGTTCGCGGTGAAGATCCGCGCGAGCCGGCCCTACTGGCACCTCCCGACGGTGCCGGAGTCGTGGTCGCTGGACTTCCCCGCCGGCCGCAACTGGTTCCCCCTACTGGGACGGTCACCCGCCGCGTCGGTGGTCGGCGGCCGCCGGGACCTGGTCGTCCCCGGCGATGTCGAGGTCCGGCCCCCGTGGGTCGTCCACGGGCCCGGTACCGGGCTGTTCATCCACAACTACACCGCTGGCTGGGAGGTCGTCGTGGACGTCGAGCTGCCGTCATCGGGGCCCGGATCGGTGCTGACCGTGACCACCGAGGTCGGTGAGCAGTCCATCCGCGACGGCTACGGCAACAGCTTCTTCAGCGCGATCGTCAACGGCCCGGCCGGCGGCTGGGAGATGGGGCCGCTGCTGCCCGGGATCAACGACATCGAGGTGCGCGTCGACGGGTCCTCCGACAGCTCCTCGATCTCGCTGACCTACGACCCGCTGGCGATGGCTGTCTGATGGCCGAGTGGTCGCTGTTCACCCGAGACCAGTACGCCGAGGCGTCCGGCGGGATCCCCTCGAGCAAGGCCGATGCCGTCATCCGCCGGATCACGACCGGCAAGTACGTCGTGGAGACCCCGTACACCCCCGACCGGGCCGCCCGGCTCACCGCCGGGGCGGGCCTGATCATCCGCCGCGACGGCCAGACGGTGTGCTCCGGCGTCTGGACCCGCCGCTCCTGGCGCAACGGGGACCAAGAGACCCCGCTGGGCGTGATCGCCTTGGAAGGGGTCACCGACGACGTCATCGGCCAGTACCGGCTGTGCGCACCGGATCCCAGCCGCCCCTTCGACCAGCAGTCGACCTACCCCACATGGCAGCGAACCGGCGCGGTCGAGACGCTGATGCACGCCCTGGTCGCGGAGAACGCCGGCCCCCTGGCCCTGCCTGGCAGGCGGGTCCCGGCGTTGGTGATGGGAGCCGACCAGGGCCGCGGCCCGATCGTGAACTTCACGACGCTGCGCTACGGGACCCTGCAGGACGAGCTGCGTCGCCTCGCGGCGGCAGCCGAAGCCACCGGTAGCCGGCTGCTGCCGGTGTTCCACCAGACCGACATCGGCCTCACCTTCGATGTGCTGGCCGCCGACGACCGGACCACGGGCGACACGAGGGTCGTGTTCGGGGCAGGGCTGGGCAACCTCGACGACCAGGAGTACATCGAGGACGCCGGCACCGTGGGACTCGCGGTGGCCGCAGGCAAGGGTGAGGGCGTCATGCGGATGCAGCGGGTGGCCGTCACCGCCGACGAGTTCACCCAGGCGTTCGGCGTCCTGCCCGAGGTCTACATCGACCGCCGGGACACCGACCAGTGGGACGAGCTGGACAAGGCCGCCCAGGAAGCTGTGGACGGTGGCGTCGCAGGTGTCTCCTACCGGTGCATCTGCCTGGACACCCCCGGTACCCGCTACGGCTCCGACTTCGGCGTCAACACCCTGGCCACCGTCCAAGCCGGACCGGCCGGCACCGACTCCGCCACCGGACGCCGGTACGAACCGATCGCCACCTTCGACGACCTGGTGCGCGAAGTCGCCTTCAAGCTCACCGGCGACGTCGACCAGGTCACCGCCGCCGTCGGCACCGAAGGCGCCTCGACCGGCGTCGTCCTGCCCTCGCTGAAGCGGATCGCCGCCCTCAACGCCCAGGTGACCCAGCTGCAGAGGAGCCTCTAGATGACCGACGCCCAGGGCAACAGCTACGGCCCGTACGACACCGAGGTCGCCAACTCCGCGGCCGAGCCCCTCACCGAGGCCACCTGGTACGACCTCGACCGCACCAGCGGCGTCGTCGAGGGCCTGAACCTGACGTTCAACGGGCGGACCGCGCAACTGTCGCCCGGCATGGTCCGGGTCCACGGTTCATTCCTGCGCCGGTACACGCAGTGGACTGACATCTCCCCCGCCACCACGACCAGCGCACCGCGCCGCGACCTGCTGGTCGCCCGCCGGCAGCTGACCTCCGGCAGCGGCCCGGGCGCAGTCCCCGGCAGAACCTTCTTCACCGTGCTGCGCGGCAACCCGGCCGCCACCCCCACCGATCCGACCTTCGACGCATCCAACGACGAGCCCCTGTGGTCCTGGCAGGTCCCCGGCAACGGCGGCAACACGATCACCGACGTCCACAACGTGATGCGGGCGGTCCGGCGGGGCGGGGCCGGTCCCCACGGAGTGGAGCTCTACGCGGATCAGTCGACCCCCATCCCGCCGAACACGTTGTCACCCACGGCCTTCGGTGACATCAACGTGATCGGCGGCGACCCCGACCACTACCTGCAGCCGGGCATTCAGAACCAGGTGCACATCCCCTACGGCCTCGGCGGTGTCTACGCCCTCGCCTGGGGTGGGGGACTCACCACCGTCCCGCCGGGACGGCACTTCTGGGACCTGATCATCGAAGGGTCGCAGAATGAGAGATTCCGGGCCAACGGCTACGGCGACGACAACGTGTCGGGAGCCACCGTCGCGCGGCTTGCCGGTGGTGACAACGTCCGCTTCCAGGTCTTCGTCGCCGGAGTCGGGCCGAATGACGGCAACTGGTCGATCGCCAGCCGACACCTGTCGGTCTTCCTTCTCGGCTCGTAG